GCTATTGAACCTGCACGGCTCCCATCCGTGCAAGAAGCTAAACCTGCTGAAGTTCGTAAGGAGACTAAATAGTGGCTACGGAAAAAGATTTAATGCAAGCACAGAAAGGGTCTATTGAAGATATTGACCGTTTTTCTGCTCCGCCCCCGGGGCATTCTTTAACGCAAGACAACAGCCGATGGGCTTGGGGCCGTCCACCACAGGACGTTGATCCTACAGTTGTCTTTGAAAAGGTGTTGGATAATATAGAGAAGCCACAGCGTTTTCAAGAAATGATGAAGCTGCTTGTTGTTGGTGTGAGCATAGAAGCAATTGTTGAAGGTATAATTATTCAAGGGTTTCAAGAGGGACGTTTTACGCCAGATGTGGGTCTTCTCATAAAAGGTCCACTGGCATTTTATATTGCTGAAATGGCAGAAGAAGAGGGTGTACCATACCGTTTGTTTGAAAACTCTAACGCATTTGAAGAAGACGAAATGGACGACAGAACTTTCTTCGATATGATGAGACAAAACAATCCACGTATGTTTACTATCGTAAAAGAAAACCTAAATGCTGCTATCAGAGAGGGTATGTCTCCAAAGCCCCCTGCTGAAGAGAACTTTTTAAACAGAGAGGACAGTGAGTAATGGGATTCGGAACTGCACTTGCTTTAGGATTTATACAGCAGACCAATAAAAATATGGCTGAAAAACGTGCTGCTGAAGCAGAAGCTGCGAAGGCTGGGAAAGAGGCTGAAATAAACAGAAGAGAAGGTATATCTTCTCTTGTATCTACTCTTGTGCAAAAAGAAATGCTGGACCCCACTAAAGCAGCACAACTAACTTATTCGAATACGCAAGGGCTAGTTACCATGTCAGATGTGTATTCAGCAGTAAACGTTATGGATGATGTAGAAAACAGCACTATCCTTAGTCCTAATTTGAAACTTCCGTTTACGATTGATATTACAGATGGTGGAAAAACACAAGATACTCTTCTAAACTTTGATTCAACCCTAGCTGGACAGAACTTTGATATTCTTATACAAGGTCTAGAACAAGATCAAATAGCCCGAGATAAGTTGGAATCTATTACCCGGTCTGTGTTCACTAATCAAAACACGTACTACCATAAACTTAACAGCTTTGATGGGACTGGAAATTTCTTGGAAAACAAGTACTACGATTACAGTAAAGGTGCCCCAAACTTTAAAAGACTAACTGATTATTTTGGAATTACTGGGACGAGTCGATATGATGATGTACCAGAAATGGTTTCAACTTCAGAACTAACTTCTGGTCGTCCATTAGGTGATAATGAGTTTGTTGTAAAGGTTGGGGATGATTCAACGACAGCCCCTGTAACGTTCAAAAACCTAGCGGGTGAGTACGGTGTTCCAACAGAACGATTGACCAACGGACTTGAAGTTATTGCAGACATTCAAGACATGAACGGTCCACAACATGTTATTTATAATGCTCAAGAACTTAGTTATGGCGATCAAACAGTGGCATACGATGTTGCAAATACGGCTCGTGCGGCCATCTTAGCAAGCACGGGTGCTCAAAATTTACCTAACTTAAACATACAAGAAGATCAAGTAACAATGGATAAAGTTACTAAGGTAGTAAGTAAGTTTGGAGGGGGTACACCAGAAAATAATTACTCTGACGAAAATGTATTTGATGTTAAGCAATCTATTTTTGCTATAACAAAGATTGAATCACAGTATGAGACTGCGCCTCCGAGCACTATGACAGGAATAAGTGGTTCAGACTACGCTATTTCTAAAAAGATAAATATTAGTGAGTTTACAAATCAGTACAGCGCAACTCAAGAAACAGTAAAAATGTTAAAGCAGTTAAGGGCACTGTATGAAGTACAAGATGAAACGGGTCTATACCTCACTTTGAAAAGGTTTGGTATTGGCGTGGTTGTACAGGCAAAGCAATTTTCAACTATGTTTAACGACCCTAATAGCGATTTGTTAAACAAGAATCTTAAAGAAAAAACAACTATGGGTTCTCTTCAAAAAGTACTAGAGAACTTAAAATATGATATTAAAAATCTGAGTACTATTGATGCCTTGAAAATAAGTTTGGCCGCAAAGATGGCTCGTGCAATTGACCCTAGTGGTCGCTTATCAAACCAAGACTTTGAAGTTCAGCTTCAACTTTTGGGTGATAGTGGCTTCTTCGATTTAGGTAAAACAGGTAGACAGGGAAAACTAGATCAGCTTATTAAAGAATTTAGTAGTCGTGAAAAAGATATGACAGATACCAACGATATTATTAACAAGCAGGAAATCACTGCTGAAGATCGCAGGTGGTTGACTGCAACTGCTTCATATCGCAAGATTGATCGTTATCGTAAGGACATGCTGGCTGCTCAAGACCAGTACGCTGATCAGGATACTGAAGACGATTTGGATTTGAATATAATAGACTCTGATAAAATCCTTAAAGAAAATTCTGCTTTAACCGAGGCTTTTGGAATACCAATCTACAATATCGACGGTGGTGGTTTCGCATACATAGACGAAAAAACCGGAAATTATGTTAAAATTGACACATATGACTTTGATCCGACTAAAGTAAATGCTGATAAGGAATAGACATGGCTGAACCTGTAATCTTGGACAATTCTATTGAGAACACGCAACCTCCTGCTGTAAAGGCTGACGACTCTCAGAATGTCGAAATCAAGAAGCCCGTTTCAAAAGACGATATTATTCCTATGCCAAAGCCGGGAACTTCTTCTCGCGTACCCGCGAGACCAGAAGCAGGAACAGGTGTTGGACTGATTAATTTAAGGGGCGTAACACAGAAACAAGCCCAGACTGAAGTTGATAAAAAACCGGAGCCTGTGTTCTACGAGAATACAGACGATGTTTTAAGACGTTTAGAAGAAGGCGAGACTGTAGAACTTAACACCAGCAGTGGTACTAAAACAATTTCACCTAACGCAGCACCTTTTATTAGAGAAGACCCGAATCTTGTAACTGCTCTTACTTTTGAAATTGAAGAGGACCGTATATACAAAGAAGGGAAAGTAGGGGGTGTTAAATCTGCTTATATGACTCCTTCTGGTGAAGTAGACTATGGGCGTTTAAAAAAGATTGAAGACCCCTCACAGCGTATAGATGCAGAAGAATACGCTCAAAACCGTGCGGGTCTTCTAAAACAAATTCGAGATAAAAACATAATCGATACTGGAGACCGTGACATTGATAACATGGTAACACAGTATACCCTTGATAATTTCGAAACGGGAGATGCTTTTGAATCTTTATCAGTACGCCTAGCTGAAGCAGGGCGAGGTACATTTTTAGCGATTCCATACATAGATATGTACGTCCAGTCTTCTATAGATGCTTTGAAGTTTGCTATGGACAGAGGAACCACTTGGTCAGAGGAGTGGCAAGGTCTAGCCCCCCGTCGAGAGCGTAGTGCTAATCGTATCTTAAATTTTGCAGACAATATTGCTCCATCAACATTATCTCGACAGTACAATGCCTTTATACGAGATAAGTTGCAAGAGGATTTAGAGGCAGGGAACATCACAGAAGAGCAGTTTGAATTTTTTATGTACGAAGGAACGCTCGGTGATAAAAAAATTGAACGTGCATTTTTTGACGACGAACAAGCGTATGCAATGACTGAGTATGCGTTTTCTGAGTTATCAGGTACAGAGCAATTTGCAGTTATACTGACAGAAAACGTTTTGGGCGGAGGTATTTTTGCGGCAACAAAAGCAGGACGGGCTGGTAATGCTATCAGAGAACTCGAAAATATTCGTAAAAAATATAATATATCATCAAAGGTGCCTCTCCAAGATGTACCCGCACTTGTTCGCAGTATAAACAGAAAAGAAAAATTTAATGATTCTCTTTTAAAACTAGGATTTTTAAACAGGCGGTTTAAAGAGGATGCCTTTCTTGCAAAGGGACGCAGGTCTGAAATAAAGAAAGAAATGAATGCTATTCCAATAGACCAACGAAATACTAATGAATATTATCAACTAAAATCAGAATATGATAACTTAGGCAGAATGGCTCGTAGAAACTATCTGCGAACAAAAATAAACCCTTTCATAACAGAAATTGCGGGTGCTGAAGTTATAATTGCAACCACGGCGTATACTGCTCAAGCACTTCTCCCCGGATATACGGGCATGAGCCGAGATATGGCAGAAGTAGCTGGACTGTTCGGTGGACTCCTTTTTCATTATCCCATTGGCAAAGCTACTAAAGGGGTAGTAGGTGGTTTAGGGTTCACTGCGAGTGCATTTTCTAGTATTGCTTTTGGTGGAGAACTGCGAAATCCGGTTCCTATTGCCATGAGAAAATTGTTACAAATGGACACTACTGTAGACGACTACGACTTAAATGTTTTTGCTCCTGCAAACAACGGAAGGCGTATGAACATGCAAGAAAGGCGCGGTGTTAGGAGAGTATTTAAATTTATTAATGAAATGTCTTTCGAAGAGAGACAAGACATGATGCAAACTATACAACAGCATGATGAGATGCGAAAAAGAATTTTGAGGCAGTTTCCAGAGGGAGAACCCCGTCAAAAAGCTGAAAAACTTTTTAATGCTACCTTTGCTGAAGCAACCGCAATTGCTCCATTAATTTCTTTAACGCAAGAAGTATCGAGTATGTTAGGTGGACGAAAACTTTCAAAGATGGGTCTTAGCGATGTGGCAGGACTTTACGAACAGATTCTTTTAAGACGTAGTGCTATGGCAGAAGCGATGAAAAACTTTGAAGAACACGTTGTAGAATTTTCTTCCCCGGGGAGCAGGGAAGCTATGAAAGCACTCGTGGCCCAAAGTCAGAGGAGCTTCGATCTTATAGATCAACAAATAGCTATGGAATTTGAAGGTATGGCAGTGGCCTTGGACAATATGTTAGATGTAGTAGCAAGTGATCCCGACACTCCTCTGTCGCCTCGTTTTATTAATGAAATTAAAGAACTTATGAGCGTAGTTCAGAGACGATCACAGGCTGCAGAAGGAACTATAGAAGGTGAGCGGTTGGCTAAAAGCGGTGCGGCTGTTGTAGAATCTGCTCAAGAAATACAGGAGAATAGAAGTAATATCTCAACATTAACGAAAGGTCTAATCGAAAGATTTGATATCATTTTAACAGATCGTAAAGATGCTGTTAGGCACGGGATAAGACTAGACTCCGCCGCTGAAGCTGTCCTTATGACTCGAAATCAATCTTTAATGGACGAAGTAGAGGAAAGCTACGTTCCGTTTAGAGATTTTATAAATAAGAGAAGTGACAATCCAGACATTGATTTATCGAGCATGGTAACTCGTATGATTGATGTATTAGCAGAAGATTACGGCAGTATCGATCAAGTGTTTGGAAAAGGTGCAACGTTTTTTAGCGGGTTTATGGGGAAGCGAACACGCACGGTCTTTGAAAAAATGGCCAAGTCTTCACTAAATCGCTTAAAAGCAACTGGTGAACTTGACACAGCAATTATAGAAATTGCGGAAGCCTCTGACGGCAGTTTAAAACCTCAAGAACTTTTTAACATGATGAATGATGATCCTGTAGCATTTAGCCTAATTATGCACAAGTCAGGTAAGTTGAATATGTTTAATGAAGCGAACATTGACGAAGTAGATGTTATGGTTCGCGCATTTACAACGTATGCTAATCGCACTACCAACAAAGAAATACAAAGCGAAACCATTCGTTTTAGAAATCTTGCAGAAAAAGCTATGAAGGAATCCGACGAAGAGGGGTACGAAATGCTTCAGTTTGCTCGTGAAAATATGAGAGCAGCAAACGATCCTAAAAGAAAAGGTACTATCCTATATACTGTAATGCAATCCTATTTAGGGCAGGCAGTAGACCCTGTAGCGTTAGGTAAGTATGAGGGATTGTATGCTAATGTAACCCCCGGCGAGGTTTTTAGGAAACCTGCAGAGGCTCTTGCAAAAGCCATGAATGGTGGTGGCAGCAAAACAAAAGCCATAGATAAAATCCAAAAAGAAATGAGTCAAATGGCTCTTTTGTTTGGCAATTATATTGATGAAAAAGGTGAGTTGGTAATTGATTTAAGAACAGAGGAAGGTAGGGATAGCTTCAACCTTCTTAACAAGATTACGACAGAATATCTATATGACTACTGGGCTACTGGAGCTTTGAAAAAAAGAGAGGCTGGATTTAAAGGAAACGCCGCCGCAAGACTTGATTTTAGAATGTCTGTTCAAGAAGAGTTAGCTGATTTTCAGGACGCATTTCAAGTTAGAGTAATCAATGAAAAAGGTGACTATCAAGAAGTTAATGTCGCTGATCTAGAGAAAATTCTTGTAGATGAAAACGATGTCATGGAGTTGACCAGAAAAGGTGGCGAATTAGAAGAGGTAGGAAAAAAGGTTAACTTAGAACTTCGAATGGGTATTCGTAATGCCAAAAGAGATTCAAACCTATTGAGGACTGTGGAAGATAAACAAAACAAAGTTCTCCGAGACATAGCCGGAATATCTACAGACGCACAATTTTATGAAGATTATGTCAATGGTTTTAAAAGTCTCGACGATTTAAAGTCTTTATTCATGCAATCTATGCGTCGTGATACTGAGTTTTTTGATTCACAGGGCGAAGAGGCTATCGAGAAAATGTTTGACGAGGCCGTCTTTAGTATGACGTATCGTGCCCTCACTCAAATTGGTGGTCGAAAGGCAATCGGGAACGTCAGAGAGGGACTTCGAAAAGGGCTTGAAGAAGGAGTGGAAGGCGTTGACGAGTACACTCAAATAGACTTTGCAAACAAAGTAGGACTGCTTGCAGAACTAACCGAAAACAAAGAGTCTCTGCGGAAGATTTTCACAGATGAGCAGCTTGAAAATCTTATTGATATAACGGCGTACTCTGTGAATAAAGAAGCCCTGAACGTTGGCATAAGTGCAGCAGCAAACAGCAAAAGTGGATTGTCAATGAACGAAGCACTGAGCCGTGCTTACAACATTGCTCGTGGAATGGTAAGCCCAACCTATGTTGCATCAGAGGTTACGATTAGAATGCTTGAAAAAACAGGGAGTGACTCCTTCTTACTTGCAATGCAAAATCCTGACGCTGCAAGAATCATGTCTAAAATGATGCGTCATCCATCACAAGTAACAAAACTAGACCTAAACACCCTTGATATTTTAATTCAAGAATTTGCGTTTACAACGATAGCTAGAGAAGGTCAGGAAGAAATTGCCTTGGCCTTTTTAGAAGATAACTATGGTATGCCGATAGAAGATGATGAAGCAGTTTATGGTTCTAAAGTAATGCCTCGACGAGGCTTTGACCCTCTCGGTTTAGCAAACCCCAGAGCACCCCAACAAGGAGAGAACGATGAAGAAAATGAATAAGAAGGGCTACGCCTACGGGTCGATGGTCCGCAAACCAATGTACGGCGGCGGCATGGCAATGTCCACCAACCCCATGATGGACCGCAAGGACAAGATGGGTATGCCTATGATGGCTGGCGGTGGTAAACTCAAAGAGGTTCCCGGGAACAATCCGGGCCTTGGTAAGTTGCCTACCAAAGTTCGTAATCGGATGGGTTACAAGGCGTACGGCGGTAAAATGAAAAAAGGCCGCTAAATGTAGCGACCCGCTTTCTGCTGTACTTCTTCGCTAACAGATCGTAAAAATCTTAGTAGGCTTGCAACTTTAAATGTGCCTTCGTAGTGAGGCATACCAGAGTTCATAGCTTCAGTAAACTCTTCGGGGGACACGGATTGGATTTCCAGTTCGATGTCCCCTTTGTCGTTCATAAAGACATGAAGATCAAACAGGGTTGCTTTCAGTTTTCTCTTGTTTGCCATCTTTAGGATTATCCAATTCTGAAATAGGAACGTTATAACAATCTGCCTTGACAGTATAATTGTTGGAAGGATCGATATCGCCCTTCTTTAAAAACGTTGCTTTTTTAAAGTACTCTTCTTTCGTTAGCATTCCTAAGAACCATCCTTTAGAAAAGTCGTTCAACACTCTTGTAAAAACGTAGATGTCGCAGTCTTGTCTAGTGTTAAAGTTGCTGATGCTACAATCGTAGAAGGGTTTGGGGGTAGCAGAAGTTTGTTTTGTCTTTACTTCTGCTCTTCTGCCGTCCTCTAATACGATGTCGTAGTCATAAGAGTTGCGCCACTCACCCCCGAGGACTTTCAATGCTATCTGTTCACCTAAGAACCCAGCAACACTGCCACCGCCCCGAAGGATAGAGTTATTCAGTCTGCCCATCTCAGTAGCTTTAGCACGGGCTGCTAGTAGCATATCGTCTGTTATCTGGACTTCTAGCATCTAACCGCTCCTAAATTTGCGACCTCTAAAGAACACAATTAAGTTTACTACAGTGTTTGTAGTGATGGCAATAAGCAACCACCATTGCCACCATTCCAAAGTTGAAGTGTCACACTCAGTCATCTGTATTTTCTAAATACTGTTCTAAAAGATTAACAATACCCGCTTCAATGAGTAGACTCTTTGCTTCTGAGTCCATCTCAAGGTGCATCGTTGCAGAACCATCTTCGTGTTCGACAATATCGGTTACTTTGATTTCGAAGGTATCAGTCATCAGCCAGCACTCAAATCAACAACTTCACAAACCCCTGCTGTACAAGCAAGTTCCCGGGAACCTGTAGTGTTATCTTCTTTTTCAAACTCAGTCATTTTTGTCCAGTCGATGTTTGTTCTACCGTATCGCATGTTCCACTCCAAGTACTCTTCGTATTCAATATCCTGATAAGGAGCTTGCTGGTAGGTGTGATCGCTATGCGGGAGAAACGAAATGCCAGATGCGATATCGAAGTTTTCGTAGACCCAAGCACCAACATCCATCCACTCTTCTTCGCGCACAGAGATGGTTACAGAGGGCTTGTGTTCACACCAGTGTAGGGCATAGACCTTCCACAGTTCAAGCTGCTCTATGGCCGTTATATCGCCTCTAAGCACTGCTCTATCCGGCGACTGCATAGGGAAGGAAAACACAGTGACAGAATCGGGCTTCATCATGTCCGGTTCGTTGTAGATGCCTTCCCCAATGAGGAATTGAGTCAACGGGTCTTTGTTGTCGCCGCGAACCGTGCGAATATAGTAGTCGTTGTGTCTAGCGTGAATCCCGCTCGCAGCGTCCACCAGTTGTGACACAGTACCCGACGGCTTTACACAAGTGATTGCAGTGCTCTGTGGGATTCCAAGCGTGTTCGCAATAGTCTTGTTTGTTTCTATTGCCACCTCTCGCATTTCTTCGAGCCACACTCTGCTGTCTACGGTTTTTGACAATACGGAGTGATCCATTATACCAGTCAAGGATACACCTAACAAACGTTCTTCTTCTGTGTTGTCTTTCCATACCTTCCTCAAGTATTTAAAATCTGTCAAGGTAGATTGGAGCGTACCCAATATTGTTGCAATGTGAACCTTACGCTTCAAATCTTCGAGACTATCTGATGCTCTGACCACGACCTCTGACAAGTTGCAAAACTGGTAGGGACGCAGGATAATCTCAGAACACGGGTTAGTTCCCCAATAGTGGCCTGTCTCACGCCTTCCATTACGGGCTACTTGCTTGTCAGCCGCTTCACGGTTGAACATACCACGTTCGCCAGACTTGGAGTCGTAAAGGGCAAGCCACTCACGCATAAACGTACCCATCTCTGGCTTGTGCTTATATGCTACAGAGTTGTTCGCAAGCGCACGTTGACCCTCGTTCTCCCACCACTGCCCCGCTTTTGCGTGAGCCATCTGATCATCATTTAAGTTTGACAACGAGATAAGTGCCGAACGCCGAACACCACCAACGACCACAACCTCACCAACTTTACACATCAAGTCGTGGGCTTCGATAGGATAGAGACGGCGACCAGCCGCCTTCTTGAACATAGACACGGAGAAGTTAAACAGATCGACAAGAGGCTGTGGACCAGAAGCACGACCCCCCATTGTTTTCAGCCGCGCACCTGCAGGACGTACATCACTGACATCCCACTTCGGCACTTGACCTTGATACAGCAGACCCAGAAGTTCGCGGAATGCTTTTGCCCAGCCCGGTTTAGAATCTGTAACCTTGATGACGGTGTTAGACTCGTTAAAGTTCTCGCTGATGATCGGCAACTTGTCTACGTTTTCACGCTCGACACTAAACCCTACACCCGTACCACACATAAGAATGTACATACACTCATCAAACGAACGAGGACTGTCTACCGGAATGTAGCTACAGTTATAGCCACAGATGTTATCCCTTGCAAGTGCAGGTCCCGCAGTCATTATAGCCCTCATGGACGGCATGACTTCTAGATTCAAGATAGCCTCTCGAATTGAGTGAATGATCTCTGCATCTAGTTCGTAATCATACTTCCCGCGAACTTGGTTGGTCATGTAGTTGATGTAGCGATCAACAGTCTCGTCCCAATCTTCACGGCGTTGTTCATCGTCAAGCCACCGCGCATACCGTGACTTGTGAATAAATTGTTGATAGGGTGTTGGGAGAATATTACTCATCTTTATTTCCTTCTGTTTCTTTAATCAGTTTCTCAAGATACCACTGGGCTTTTTTCAGGTCCTCAACCCCATTCTTGTAGCGGTACCGCCAAAGGTATTTAAGAATGTTTCCTTGAAGGTAATACTCAAACCCTTCATCTGTAGCTGCTTTAATAGCATCGATACATTCTATACCTGCTTGATTATAATGTTGCGGGTGATTTACTGCGTCCTCTTCTATCATCATACGCATCATGTACTCCTCATACTTTTCTCGAGTATGACCTGTATACAAGTTACCTGTTTGTGTAGTGCTCAATGCTTTCTCCCAAAATCAACTTTCACAACGTTACCCTCTTTTACACGTTGTGCAACCTTCTTAACCTCTGTATCATCATCATCAGAAAACTCTTCGATAGACTCGGCTATGTGCTGATATGCCAACTCTTCCATCCCCTTCTCAATAACATAGTCCGTTTCATCTCTCAAGATTGCAATAAGACCGTGCTGTGCAATAAAAGCAGGACCGAAGAACTCATCGTCTTCTTCAACTTTCGTAGTATCGTAAGCTGACATAGTAAAGTTATCTTCACCGTTAGGTTTAAGAACAATGTAGTGACGATCAGGCAATAGAGAAGCCATCTCTAATTGTGATTCAAAGTCTATGGTTTTGTCTGTCATTTTTTATACCACTCCTCTGGTATCATGCCCTCTGCCCATTGAAATCCGTACTTGTTTGCCCAATCAGCATAGGTGGTTTTGCTCCCCCTGTAAATCTTATTTTTAGGTTTGAGAAAGACAAATCGAATATCCAAATCAGGATGCTGCTGTTTTACTAGTAGCATTTTTGTACGATCAGCTTTATCAAGAAGCCCTTTAGCCTCGACATAAACATCAGTTTCTGGGAGATAGAAATCAGGTGTGTAGGTTCGCGGCTTCGGTATGTATGTTACTTTAAAGTTTTCGTATTCAAACGGAACCTTTCGCTCTGAAAGTAGCCGAGCAATATTCAATTCAAAGTTAGACCTATACTTTTTACTTCTCATTATTCTTGCAGGGGAAACATTTGTTTTAGCAGACTTAGCCTTTTTAAGAGATACTGTTCTACTTTTGGGCTGTGCCTTTTTAGTAGAGACAACTCGTCCGTTAAGGGAACTGTCGGTAGGCATACGGTTACTCCCATCCTCAGATAGCGATTAATAACTTGAAACTGCTCCTCTACCAAAACTACATCACGAGACTCTGTGTCTGACACTAGATACCCAGAGTCTGCGTAGTTGTTACGAAGTGTAATTGGTAAAGAACCCTCTAGATTACGAACTTTTACAAGAGCGGGTTCGCCGCCCTTTTTTTCATGAGACTCAACATACACATGTCGAATAGCAGGGTTTAGTTCTACAAGTTTTAAGTTGTATGCTTCGGTGTATAAAACGGGCATATCATAGTTCCTTAACCTTTAAGGATGTATACCACGCCATAGGCGGAAACTTAGCCTTGGAAGTTACCTT